AACTCATAGTCTTTTTTCAACTTAGGAGCAAAATACTTTGTTTCTAATTTTGGATCTAACATTACGCAACCTCCTCAAATTGCATTTCTTTCTCACACATGTATAACATGGTAGGTTCATACTCATCAGGTTCATCATCACCAAAAGGTAAGTCTTTCCTGACATACTCATTCACTGCTTCCGAAAACTGACAGTAATACATTTCTGTATATTTCTCAGAAGGTTGATACTCCATGAAACAGTCGGAGTCAACGAAGTCCCAGTTAACAGTGCCATCATCATTGATGTTCTCTGGGTTCTTTGCGGCCTTCTCAACAGACGCATAAATCTTACGATACCAATCTTGCATAATATATCCTCTCTAATTACAGATACATTATGACATACTTTGATTCGTTTGTCAAGTCTTTTTTTTAATTTATTTGAAAAAAAGTTGTCTTCTATCGTACTCTGCTTTTGTTTCCAACAGAAGATCGACATAGTTATCTCTATGTTCTTTAAATACCATAGGTTTACTTTCATCAACATCCATGACAATAACAGTGTTTGGTATTGATAGACCTGTTCGTTCTTCAAACATAATTGCATATGCAGATGCTTGTGCGAAGTAACTAGAGATCCACTCTTTCTTCTTTTCCCTACGTGATGTCTTGAAGTCTACTATCGATGGTACACCATCAAATTCTGCTATGCAGTCACAACGACCAGCCATACCAAGATAACTACTAAAAAGAGCAACTTCGAGACCAAAGATCCTTCCGATAGATTTATCAAGTATTGGCCGCAGATTCTGTAAAGACTGCTTAACATGTGGGAAATAGTCTTTTGTATTTGCATTGTTTAAATAATCCTCTACTATACTGTGCACCTGAGTTCCACGAGAACTTGCACGACTACTAACTTTGTTAGCCTCTTCATCACCTACACGCTTTCTCCATTTACGTATAGAATCTTCACTAAGAATTTTTAATATTGTTGTAACGCTAGGATACTCAATCCCATTAGGATCACGATAGCGGCGACCTCGTTTGGATGTAACCGAATCCAAATCCATATATCCAAGATCCATTTTTTCATGTTGGAAACTCCTCATTACTCGAAATCTTTCATCTGACCCATTACAATAAGTTTATTTAAAAAATCTGTATCAAATGAAACATTACCAGTTCCACCTGCAATTAGACAAGTACCACCTGTAAGCATCTTTTCTACGACTGCAATCTGTTGATCTTTTGCATCGTACATTACGAAGTACATAGTATCATGTTTGCTTCCGTCTGTTTTAAATGAATTACCCTTAAAACCTAGTAGTGGTTGCATATCATCTTTGTATAGTTGGTTCCACATATCAAGAGCAATACCACCATCACCACATGGTACTGGTTTACCGTATAGTTGAACCATTTCTTTTGACACTTCTGTGGCGGCAGCTGCAGATGTGAACAACATTATTATTAATATTTGTAAATATTTCATTATCTCATTCCTCACATTCCCTTCGTCATTATCTAGTCACGAAGGAAGTCCGATCTTACTATGTCCTGCCAACCGAAAGTTATCACACTAAAATTCTTCAGTTGTTCCATGACTCGTAAGAACCTCTGGATACCATCCCTCTCTGCAGGATCTTTAAAATCCGACTGGAGATAGTCTCCGCTAAATATGACTCTGCAATTGTTACCTACACGTGTGATAACAGAGTCAAGTTCGTGGAAGTTTAAGTTTTGCATTTCATCCACGATTATTATGGCATTGTCAATCGTTAGTCCCCTAATGAAAGATGTTGTCATAAATTGTATTTGGTTTGCAGTGACCATCTTATTATAGAATGCGGCCCCTGACACACCAAACAATTCAGAACAAATTGCCTTGTACGGTGTTTCGAACACTTCTTGTTTTTCTTCAACAGATCCAGGCAGGAAACCCATTTCCCTTGTAGGAACTATTGAACGGACAATGATTACTTTATCAAAAGGTGTATTCTTCTCTAACATAGATTCTATTGCGAGATACAGTGCAACAAATGTTTTACCTGTACCTGCAGATCCTGTAAGAACTAGGTTATCACCTTCATCCCATGCATCATATGCTTTCTTCTGATTTTCTGTTTGAGGTTCAAATTCATACAAATCATCATAGAACGCCTTAGCTCTATTACTACTCATGTCTTTATTGTATTACCTCTACCAGAGTTATCTTTAATTCTTCCTAGATGTTCTCTCCAATCAGATCCTGCTCGTGATAGAGTACCTTTTGTATCTGTCACAAACTTTGGTGTACTTAACATCTGAAATAGATCTGGATCTACGTTTAAAGTCTCTTGCAATTCGTTCCAAGACATAGTCACTTCAAACTCTTCACCAGTGGATATTCTTTTTAAATTATAAATCGGCATCATTGTCTCCTATGCTCATTTATTTATAAACCAACTAGGTTGTTCTCTTTTAGTCCATACCATTTTGAACCTATCCTGTTTTGTGTGATAGTACTCTCGGTAAGACCTGATTGTCTGACCTTCATGCATACACTGTGGTTCGTGAGTCATTGCAAGCTTGAAGTCTGTCATTGGTACATGTGGAATACTATTAGGTGGTTTGACCAACCAGTACTTTAGTTTCTCTGTAGTATGTCTCTTACCATAACGATAAGTATACTCGTCAAGTAAAGCACAAAAATGATCATAGTGCCAACGATAGTTGTACACTGATTCCATAGTCCATACTGTGCAAGGATGTCCACGATGTACTGCTTTGTACAGAACCTCTTCCATATGTGGATTCTGTAATTGGTAGTACTTGATGATTGTCTTACCTGATACAGATGGACGTTTAGTTTCTACACCATCGAGTATACGATGTGTAGTAGATAACATCTGTGCAGATTCGACAATCATCTTGACAACGTGTTTGTCACATTGTGATTGTGCCGCAATCTTAGGATTGTGATCTAGTATAAAAATGTTCATGGTATTCACTCCCCCCATATAACTTAGCTTTATTATACAGGTATTTACATAATATGTCAACAGTTATTTTTTTATTTTAAATTAATTTCTCTTATCGTTTTCAATACAAATTCCCTCTTCTTCTGGATCTTTTCGGCTCTTGTTAGTTGTCCTCTCTTTTCTAGTTTCTTAGCATATACGTCTAGTTCTTCGGAGTCTTTTTTCAAACGTTCTATCTGAGCTACTACCATTTGTATTTCCTATAAAAAAAGAGCGTACACGAATGTGCACACTCTAGTTAGTGTTAAAATTAAAAAGGTGATTTAAGTTATTAACCTTTGATAAGGCCAGGGAATGTTTCCTCAACAATTGCTTTCGTCAGTCCTTTCGGCGTTTTCTTGTTTACCATATTAACTACGATTTGAGCATCTTGAGGATGTATACCTTCCAACATTAAGAGAAACATTCTTTCTTTTTTAAACTGAGGAGTTTTCATTTCCATACCTTCAACAAAGAACTTAAACTTACTGTTCTGTCTTCGTAGATCTGTGGGATGGTTATGCGCCTCTGAAGGAGTGTATGGAGGTTCACCTACTGGAATAATCCATTTTAAGGATTTATCCATAGAACCTCTTATAACATCTTTTAATGCCCAACTCTCATGGGTTTTTAAAATCTTAATCTTATCATCTTTTTTCTTGGTCTTAGCAATCTCTTGCAAAACCTCAAAAATATATTTTGTCTTCATATTAATTCCTCAACGGATTCAATCATCATTTTCATATTGTTATTTATCAAATAAGGAAGTACTAAACCCTTCTGCGACCATTTATCTTGATCTTTATATTGATGGATTATTTTTTCCTGTATATGATTCGGTGTATACGTTAGATCAATCAACGTGCGATTGCGTTGATAGTTTCTGTACCAATCAGAGTATTGATAACTTGTATCAGTACCAGATAACTGATCTAACATTGTGTCTTTCTTCTTGCGAGATAGTGGTTTCTGTCTTTCGCCTTCCACGAACACATTATCGTGCGAGAGTACGTTTGGCACTCCATCTCCTGCGTCACCAGTAAGTATCTTTTCGGTGAGACCTACATGAGGGTTTGTTTCTCTATACTCTTTTTTTAGTAGTGGTGAGTATTGACGCACGTTGTTATACCTCTGTAGTTGTAAGAAGTCTTTATCTGCAGATACGATCATTACGTTTTCGTATTCACCAAACTCTTGTGTGTTCTTACAAAGAGTACCAATAATATCATCGGCCTCACATTCCTCTACATGTATTACTTTGTAAGGAAAGTTTTCTCTAATTTCATCACGTACCTTGTTGATGATACGGAATGCCTCGTTCCAGTCTAGTCCAGACTTGTCACGTGCTTTCTTTCTATTTGCTTTGTATTGTTTGTAGTACTTCTTGCGCCAGTTGTCTTTACCGTCACAAGCAATGACTAGTTCACCAAACTCTGCCTTGTACGCATTACGATACATCCGTAAAGAGTTGATGATCATATGTCGAATCATATTCTCATCATTCTCTTTATTGATTGCAACATTTGCGGCAGATAGTCCACCATAATCTACAATAATCATAATTCACCTTTTAATTGTTTACACAATTGTACCACATTATAATAGGTTTGTCAACCCTATGGTAAAAAAAGAACTACCACTAATGTTGATACCCAAACAAAAAAGAACATATCTATCCATGATTGAAAAATTAGATCTAACATCAACCTGCAGCTTCTTGTACTTCCTTCGCACTTACAACACCTTCGTTCATAAGTTTATTTCGGTTTGCATAATGACCACGTTCTATGTCTGCTTTATTCTGACCAAAATACTTTACTGCATGTCCTTCTTCTATTAG